TTATACTGTGTCTAAGTCTTAGAAATACACGCTGTTAGATGCAGGTGTAAATGAAGTCCCAAGTCCAGTAACGAGAATAGTGTGGTAGTAGAGGTTAGCTCCAAAGATGTTATCAACAACTCCATAACGTGTAAGCAAGCCTACGCGTGGTGCGAAGTCGTTAGGTCCGATTGTACGCTGTACCATTACTGGGATGTATGGGCAATAAATAATACCTGTGTCATAGAACTCAGGTCCCTTATATCCAAGGAGTGCGTACTCAATACCATCGGTTCCACCACCCTGACGGGTCTGGCCATAGCCAGTGTTATGGTTAACTTCAGTACGGGTATCACGGTAAACGTTGAAACGACCTCCAATAGAACCGACCTTGCCGATACCTACTGGCTGAGTATTGACGTCACCAGCAACTGGGACCCACTGGAACTCAGGAAGCATCTCAAGGATAGCACATACCCGTGGAGTAGCAACGATGAAGTTAGCAGCACCACGACGGTTACGAACAGCAATACGGTTAGCTTCGATAATCAAGCGCTGATAGAAGTCACGGTTACGCTCAACGAGCCAGCGACCATCTGCAGAAGCAGGTGACCAGACTGAAAAACCTGGACCATAGCCAGCACCAAGTGCAGACTGGATCATGCGCATAAGCATCTCACGATCGATTTCAGCTTGGATCTCGTAGCTCATGGCGTTAGTGATCTCAGCGTCAATGTCGATACCGTTCATGTTCTTAAGGTCCTGCTCAAGTTCAACTGACCAACGAGCGCCGAGGCGACGTGTACCAGCTTCAACAGCAGTCTTTTCGAACTTAACTTCAACCTGTGGAATGTCACCAGTAACTTCAAACGCAGAAAGAATCTGTGCAACACCTTGATCGTTAGCGTTGAAATCCCAGTAGCCAGAAGCACCAGAAAGCTGGTTATCACCAGATGCACCAGTGAAACGAGTATCTAGAAGCTGATATCCGAGCTCGGAGTCATTAAGACCGTTAGCGCCATCGTATGGAACGCCTGTAGCAGCTGCGACTGGAACAGTCTTACCATCAGTACCTGTACCAAGTGTATCAGACTGGTAAGCATAGCGAAGAGCAAATGCAAGACCAACTGGACCACTCATAGGCTGAACACCAACGATATCGTTAGTGATGAGCTCAGGGAATGTACGACGGATCATCGGGATGAGCACCTTTGGAAGGCGAGCATCCTTAGGAGCGTAAGTATCTCCAGATCCAATTTGGGAAGCTGGGTTAAACTGTACTCCGCCTTGTGCAGCACCACCAAGGGCACCGCCGCCTACAGAGGATCCCTCCTCAAGGCACCATTTCTCTTGGTTCTCCAAGAGAACAGCCGTGTTTAAACGGGTGTGAGCATCGTCGATTGCCTTAACGGAATCGGATGTATAATCAAGCACTGGAGCCCACTTTTCCAAGAGGGTGTTAGCGCGATCTTTGTCAATAAATGATTGTGGTTTATTCATAATAATTAATTTGTTTTGTTTCTTTAACATGGGTTACCCCAAGTGACTCAGGCACCGAATGCCTCAATGTTTATAAATCAAGCTAAATTACTTCATCAAGTCCAGCCCTTCAAGATAAGGGTTTGATGGTACTGATGGTTTAGCTTTCTCCTCAACAACTGTTTTTGGAGCATCAGCTTTCACAGTGCGATTGCTGATTGCTTCCTCACGAATAACTTCAAGTTGCTCTTTTTCCTTACGGTCAAAGAGACGTGCAGTGTATTCGAAATTCTCTTCGATAAATCTTGGAGACTTATCTGATAAAACTTTCTTAAGATATGTAGACTTCTTACCGCTGAACTTAGCACATCGATTCTCAAGAAACGCAGCAGACTTAGCCTGGTTGTAGTTCTCATTAAGAGTTTCATTAGTCTTCTTAAGTTTAGCAATTTCTGCTTTAAGCTCATCCATTTCTGTTTTACCTTCAACGATTGCAGTTTTTACTGACTCTGACATTAGAGACGAGTCAACAGCAAGTGTAGAGCGAAGATTATTGAGAACAGTCATAGCTGTATTGTTACGAGTTGCCTCTTCAATAGCTGCCGTTGGAACAGCTTCATCAATATATTCTTCTAGGTAATTAGAAATAGATTCAACTAGGGTCTCTTTAAATTGAGAGGCACCCTCGTTAAGCTCTGCTTCATATTTTTTAATAACGTTGCCTAATTTAGAGGCATTGTTTTTATCAACAGCTTCAACAATACTTTGCATCTTAGTTGTATGATCCTTATCAATTTGTACAATAAGGGTCTCAAGCTTTTCAGCATAAAGTTCGTCTTGGCTTGCGAGTGCAGCTTCAACAGAAAGCTCAACTTTCTCTTTAAGTGCTACCTCGATTGACTCTACTGAATCTTCAGTAAGGACATCTTGTAATTCGGTTGGTAGTGATTTTTTATTCATAATAATTAAAAGATTGGTTTTTCTGCTGCTTGACGAATTCGAGCTTCGAGTTTGTCTTGAACAGCCGACTGTAAATATTTATTAGCCGCTGCATAGTTCTCACCAGAAATAGCATCGATAAACTTAACTATTTTGTCTTTTGCGTTGTTTTTATTAGGTTTCTCAGACATATTCTTATTTATTAAGGGTTGTAAGTTAATCAAATTTTGTTAATAAAGCTCATGATGCGTTCAAGTAGATATTTTTCTACTTCTTTTCGTGGTAATTTAGACACACTTTTTTCAAACTGGTCATAAATCTCTTCGTACTTACCATCTTCTGCAAGAACCCATTGTTTAGATTCTAGGATACCATTTACAAATGCTTTTGGATAAGATGGGTCAGCAACACAATCAATAGCCACTAGTTTCATATTACGCACTGTATTGTATTCACTGCTTTCCTCTAAGGTACCTAGAGCACGAGAACTCATACCTACTTTAACACCATCGTTAACTAATGATCGAACAATTTGACCGCATGGTGTAGTAAGTACTTTTGACTTACCATAAAAAACATTACCATCCTGTGTAAGCTCTGTCACCATATGACAAGCTCTCTCGAGATCGACATCTGCTGATGACGGGTGATTTAATTCACCCATTGCACGACCAGGCTTTACAAAATTTTCGTTATAAGATGCAATTTCGCGTTCAAGCTCTTCTCGTGGATAAAATCGTTTATTACGATTTACTCCTTCAGCCATCATATAAGGACCTTTAATAAAAAGAGATTTAGCACTATCTTTATTGGTCTGCTCCTCAAAGACCTCGAACTGATCGATGATGCCTGGATTCTCACAAACAAGATTTAG